CCGCTTTTACCTGCTTGGTATAAGCCATCGCACGAGCCAATGCCTTTGTATAACGAGCCGATAGGCTGTCATATAAGTTGTCTTCGATTGCCTCTTCAGTGAGAGAGAATCCAAGAGCAATGGTTTCGTGGTTATAGCGAGCTGTGAAAGCCTCTTGAGCATTGTCATAAGCGATGGCAGAGCCTTCGTTTTTAACAGGAGCTGCGGAGAAGCCTGACAGTTTTGTTTCTTCTTCGAACGAACGCTCAGAGGTCTCAGTATCGTAGATCTCTTTATGTTGTTCACCATATGTTGCGTACTCAAGACCAAACAATGCGTTCAGTCCTGGGAGCAACTCTTTCAGTAATTGCGCTCTTGAAATAGCCATTTAAATGCTCCTTATACGCCAGTTGCGTTGTTGTACTGATGCATAGTCGCATTAATTTTAACAATAACTTCAGGGAAGTTATCAGTAGCAGTAGCGGTGTCCCGTACTACGTCAATTATACGAATAGGCAAAGTGTTTGTTGTTGCAGTAGAGTCCAAAATAGCTACGGCAGAGTTACCTGTCGTGGTGCTACCTGCATTCTGTACCAATGTAGCATTATTTCCAATAGCGGTAATACCGACACCAGAGATAACAGTGGTTCCAGAAACAACAGCTACTTGAAACAATGTGTCAGGATCATCTGCAATGACTGCAAAAATCTTAGTTCCAGATTTGATTGCCTGACTAGCTGGATAGTACTGTTGTTGCTGTACTTGTCCAGTAGATGCATTGGTAAAGTTAACACCTAAAAAAATACCGCAAGGTGTAGCTGTAGTTGTGCCAGTATCTTTTGCGATTGTTCCATCAGAAATACGTTTTACTAAATCGCCAAAAAAAATGTTTGTAGCATAGCCACTTGCAATTTCCATTTGGCGAGTTGCACCCGCAAAGACCTGACCACCAATTAAATTAACTGGTTTTAGTCCATACGGAGCGCTTACGGTTGGATAAGCCATAATAAACTCCTAAATTAAATTAAAATTAACTACCTTTACCAAAAGTTGTCGTAGATTTTCTCTCACTAAAGAGAGGCATCCTTGGGTCACTTTGACGCATAAGACTACTGTCTACAGCATCCATTTGGTTTTCAGCCTGTGTTTGATAATGCTTATTGCGCTGTTCAACAAATTCCTTTGGAGTCTTGCAAAGCAATAATCCGCCTATCTCAATGTTGTCCTTAAAGCGACTATTGGGGTCAATTAATAGTTGAAACTTAGGTTGCTCCTCAGCCCTAACGGGTTCCCATCCTTCTCTGAGTTTGGCAGAGAGATTGCGGGGGTCCGCATTATTTAAAGTAGATACCCTGATCCAACGATATGCAAAACCTGCTTGCTTATCTGGTTCTGGCAACAACTCTGGTGGTTTCCATGCTTCTGGACGCACTAATTGTTGACGAGTTTCTATTTCACGAGGTTTTCTGTTTTCAGCCATTTTTGGACTCCAATTTTGTAAGTTCACGAGCGTATTGCTCTGGTGTTAGATTAAATTTCTTTGCCAGTTGTAACTGCGTTGGCGTAAGTCTGACTTTTTTTGGAGAGGTAGACCTAGTGGCTGGCGCAACTACTGTGCTCGGCTTACTAGTTTTTGTAGAGTGTTTGGTCTCTACCTCAGAAGAGTATTTGGTCTCTTCAGCTATCCCAAATTTCTCTGGGAAACGTTGACGCATTTCTTTGTCAATCACGCCATAATAGTGATCAGAGCCTATTGCTACTCCTTCACGCTCAAGGCGCCTATGAATCCCCATTGCTAGGAAACTCATATCATCATCACTCCCATACCAGCTGTTTTTGTCCAGCCACGCTTGGGTTTTTGAGTCCAAACGTTGGGGTTGTTGTATTTGTAACTCATTTTCTTGATTTTGTAAAGCCTCTTGTGAATATTGTGGTTGATATCTTTCTAAATCCTGAACTTTTAACTTTACATCAGTCAGTTTTTCTTGGGCATCAACCAAAAGATCAGAGTCTCCAGAGTTATAAGCGTCCTTATAAGCCTGTTTAGCCTGTTCTAGTTCACGAGAAACGTTTTCTTTGTAATTATTTACAAGAGTTTGTTCACCAGCAGATAGTTTTGTCTTAAGCCGTTTGTTTTCATCAAGAATTTTTGTAGCAAAGTCTACAGCTTCTTGACGTTCCTTATCTGCAGCATCTTTGGCTCTGCGTTCATCGTTGTAGACCTTTTTCATCTGCAACAATTTCTTTTTTGCCTCTCCAGTAAAGGCTTCCAGGTCATCGTTATCAAGTTCGTCAACGATTTCCTTAGGCATAGGCTCTGAATTAGCCCTATCTTCTTCTGGTGTATCGTCTATAACCTCAATTTCAATAGGCTCTAATTCCTCATCTTCTGGCTTTGAATTATCAACTTCATCTGGGAATTTATATTCCGTCATTTCCATATCTGGCATTATTTTCTCCTTATACTCTGGTTATGCCACGGGGATCTTGGACTATTCCTTCTACAGAATCGTCATTAATGATCCTAAATTCTCGTCCGTGGATCTTTAATCGTGTGCCAGAGTTTGGTCTGGCTAGAATAAAGTCACCTTCTTTGCACCATGGTCCAGTTGGGAACCTTGTGTTGTCTTTATAACAGTCAGGACCCATCTTAACTACGAAGAATACGGTGGAAAGTAGCTCTTCCGTATGCATAACGGAATCAGCTTTGATGATCCCGCTTTCATATTCCTTTTCTTGCTCTGGAATAGCTACCAAAATACGGTATCCAGAAGGCTCAGGAAGGACTTTTGCCTTTTCTTCGTTGCTTAAACTAAAGTTTACTGCTCCTACAACTTGTGGCTGATTGGGATTTGAGCCAATCAGTATCGTTGTATCACTCATCCGAGTTCTCCATTCTATGGTTGAGGTCTGTAATGGTTAAACACGCAGACTCAAGACCCCTGATTTGTCCACATGCGTACTTATATTCCTCAAAATTGATGCAATTTCCCGCAGAAACCGCTTTTTGGAGCATGTCTATGCGTTCTTTGTATTCTCTTAAGAGGTAATCTAAATTTTGATCCACTATTTTTTCCCTGTTTGAGGTTTATTAACACTGGCTACTGCTTGCATTGCCTTGAGTTCTAGCTCTTGCTTGTCTTTCTGCTGTTTGGACATCAGACTAGCTTGGGCTATACGCTCTTGTGAAGCAATTCTTTCTTTTTCAATCTGTTGCTGGGCTGCTTTGGCAGCTGCATCAGCTTGATCTTTTTGCATCTTCCGTTGTTCTTCCTGCTCTTTAAGCTGAAGTTCTTTGGCTTGCATTTGAATAACTGGATCTTGCTGTGCTTGTTGTGCTTGTTGCGCCGCAATTTCAGTTTTGTTGCGATTTAACAACGCATCAGAGGCTTGGGCTGCCATTCTAGATATTTGAACTTCCATATCTTTTGGCATACCTTCTTCGTTTTCCTCTTCGCCAGTAGGCAATGGAACACCCATAATCTCTTCCATTTGCTTGCGATATTCAAAGGCTAAGTGCTGTTGAATATGCGCTATTGCAGCTGCAGCAATAGCTTGAGCTTGTGGGTTTTGACCAATTAATTGAGATATTTTAGGATCTTGCATGGCGTTCATATGCACTTGTATGTGCGCCTGATGGTCTTGATATAGGAAAGCCTTGACGGGTTTCATGTTCATTATGTTCATGTTTTCCGTTACAGGATCTTCTGGCATCTGGTCATCTTCAATCTTAACCAGCTTCTTAGCGTTCTTAATACCTAATACATCTAACATCTGGCGATGTAGTTGCCCCATGTCATACAGCTGCGGAGCTTGTTGAGCCAGTTGCAGAACGGCTTGATACTGAACCACTTTTTGGCTCATTGTGGCTGCATTAGGATCTGAGACTGGGATTACATCTACGTTATCGTAGTCTTCTTGTTTAGCAAACCGAGTGCCAACGTCAGGTGTGTAGTTGTACTGGTCAGGCGTGTAATCACGAATAATGTCTTTTAAGAGCTTTAACTCTTGTTTCATTGAATAGTGAACACGAGCCTGAACCGCAGACATTACTTTAAGAGTACGCTCTAAGATAGCCAGAGTAGTACCGACTGGGGTATTTGCTGACATATCGGCAATCTTCATATCTGATGCCGAGGCAAATCTACGCCCTTCTTCTACAATTGTGCCAAGCAAGCTATAGAGGACTTGTGAGGGTTCCTTATATGGTAATGGCAGAATGTTGTCTTTGAGAACCCCGCTTGGGACATCAACGTCTCTAAATTCTCCAGGGCTGATCGGGGTGTCATCACCTTTGATTCGCAGTCCACGGGCTTTAAAGCCACCTGGCAAGTTGCTAAGTGTTCCAGCATCGACAAGCTGCCGAATAATAGACGTTCCAGACTTTGCAAAGGCGCCAACAAGATGAATGAGACCAAAACAGTAAAAGCCAAAGCCAGGCACGTAGCCGTAATGTACGAAATGATTGCGTTTTTGTTTAGTTTCATCTTCAGGTCTCCAGTTTCTACGGATTGCTAAGATTGTTTGACTGCCTTTTTCTACAGTAACAATGTAAGGAAGAGCGATGCCAGTTGGTTCACCATCCTCATCCTCATCTTCAAAACCTTCAATATCAAGGTTTACTTGAATTTCTAATAACTTATAGCGGTCATCGGAGGTTGCTTGGAACCCCATTTTTTCAGCAATTTTCTTTTCTACTTCATCAAAAGCAGCAGAGGGTTCACCTAAATCAACATCTCGGTAGAATCCTGCAACCTGCAGTTTGCGTAACTCGTTCTCAGTCTTACGCATAACGTGAGTAACACGCTCTGCGCTTTGTAGGTCTGATGCGCCATAGGGAACAATCAGATCTTCTGCTGGAACAAACAAAGCTACTTGTCGGTTCAATGATGGATCAAAGTACACCTTCTTAAAGGCGTTACCTGAAAGACCTAGACCCCAGCACATACGCTCATGCTCTGGACGGTACTCAGGCATCTTTTCGGTAATCTGGTAGTTCATGTCTTTTTGAACACGATCAGCAGAAGCCAAAATCTCTGGGGTTTCTTTGCCAACAATAACTGTTTTTACTGGGCCAGCTGGAGGCAATGTCTCCATTACGGTTTCGGCTTGGAACTTAACTAGGGCTTCAGACAATAGGGGATGGTATACACCACAAGCGCCTTCCCATGGTTCAGACCTGATTTCAATCTTCATTCCTAATAGCTCAATGCCATCGGTGTACGTCTGCATCCATTCTTTACGGGAGCTAACGTCACCTTCTACATCGCCTAGAAGGTCGTTACACATCTGAGCTAAATACCCTTTATCTATGTACTCGGCAAGATTGGCGTCAAAATCATCAGCCGTTTCTTCTTCTGGCTCAATCTCAATTTCTAAGCCATCCATGCCAATGGTGACGGATTCTGGATCTTCGATCTCAATCTCAATTGGTTGCATAGCTGCAGAGGCAGCCTCAAGACCTTGGGGTAATTCGTACATTGATTTTTCAATTGCCATAATATTTCCTTAGTAATAACTTACTGGTCTTCTAGATTTAAAATACCGTTGCTCTTCTGGTTCATCACTTTCAAGTCGGATAAACCCGCCTTTTCTAAAACGTAATAGTGCCTGTGTTGACGAGTCAACCAAGTCATCGTGGTCTGAATTAGGAAAGGCTGCCATCTCTTCAATGACTTCTTCTGCCCACCGTTTTCTTGGCGCCCATACTTTTCCTGATGCAAACATGTCTGCTACAGAGTTTACACGGGAGATCTTGTCATTACCACGGGTCGGTGTAAATTCTTGTACTGGTATACCCATGGATCTTAGCTCAAATATAAGAGGAGCACCAGAGGCTTTTGCTTCCACAATAAACGCATCTGGTTCCCATTCTTGGTACATTTCCATAGCCCGTTTTTTTAATTCTGGAAACTCTAGCCGTTCTTTAAGGGCATCTAACAGAATAATATGAGCGTCACTTGGGTCTTCGTTCATATAGAACACACCCCACGTTGTACACGCAGAGTAGTCTGAACGCTCGTTTTTAGTAAAAGCGGTATCCCAGGATTGGATAACAAAGTCACATTGAGGTGGGTTTTCTTTATCCCAGATTTTCCACCATTCCCGTTTGACTAAAGCGCCTTCTTCTGAGCTAGGATCCTGCTGGTACTGTGCTGACCATTTAGAAATTGGCAGTACATTGCGCAGTTTTTCTAATTCATCCAAAGACCAGAACTCAGGCCATAAGGGTTTTCCTGTACGCAAAATAGCAGGAAGATTAATTATTTCCCATTCATCCCCGTCTCTCTCAACCATGGACTGAAGTACCCTGCCCGTTAGATCTCGTTTAGACCAACGGGTCATTACTATTACGATTGATCCACCTGGCTGTAAACGCTGGCGTGGACCAGATTCATACCATTCAAAGATCTTGTCGTAAACCGAAGGATCAGAGGCAGCTAATGCAGCTTCTTGTTCCGAGTGAGGGTCGTCAATAATGAGCAGATCAGCTCCTTTACCTGTAACGGTACCGCCCACACCAATAGCAAAATAATCACCATTAGCATTAGTAGCCCATCTACCAGCAGCCTTACTATCATGGCGCAAAGCAACATTAGGAAAGATCTTTCCATAAACATCTCCGTCTACTAAGTTACGCACCTTCCGTCCGAATCCAACGGCGAGTTCTGCGGTGTTAGAACACTGGATAATTTTCTTATGAGGAAACTTACCAAGATACCAGGCGGGGAGCAAATAGGATGCAAACTCAGACTTAGTATGGCGGGGAGGCATATTAATAATAAGTCGCTTAGTTTTTCCATTGGCTATCTCCTCAAATTTTTTAGCCATCAATGCATGATGCCGCCCGTGGATAAATCCAGGCCACATAACTTTGACAAACTCCATAAACGATACTTGCCCTTTTTCACGGACTAAAGAATCCTGATAGGCTTGTGCCATTTCCATAATGCTGGCACGTTCACCTTCTCCAAGGCTTTCTAAAATTGCCTCTAGCTTACTCAATGTGATGCGCCCGAATGTATTTAGGACGAATAGACCTAGGAACCCCTTTGATCCCCACGCACATACCTAAGGCAACTAAACGCCACATCTTGCGACTAACATTGCCCCGACTCTTTTCACCAGTTAAATACATGATGTCATCTATAGATGGACCAAACCCATGCTTTTTCCAGAATGAGTCAATCACCAAAAAGATTTCTTTTTGTATTGGAGTCACAGTTGTTACCTTATGCCTTCCCATTTTTTGCTTTTTGTATTGCCAAATTAGCTTGATACAAAGCCTTTTCTTCCATTACTTCTTCTGCTTGTAAACGGTCTTTTACCCAGCCCAGTATCTGCATTAACGCCTCACGGTCATGGTGGATCAATACGCCAATAGAACCCATGGCTGCAGCTCTTGCTCTCATTAATTTTATATTATCCAAAATATACCCCCCACCCTCTTTTTGTATGGAAAGTTGACGGGGGGTGTTTCATGTGAAACATATTGTTGTTATTCCCCATTTTTTATACCCCCACCCCCATCTAAATCCCATATTTTATTATTAGGGTTTTCCTTAGTTGACTCCCAAGTGTTTGATTTTAAAGGAGTTGTTACTGGAACATGTGTTCCACTTAGGATTATTGAAGGTGATTCAATGTGTGGAATACTATGCAAGTCTGGCTCCGAGGCTAATGCCGAATTTTGGGGGTCGGCGGTAGGTAGGTCGGCAGGAATGCCGTTTGTCGATGCCACCACCTCATCGTTTAACACTTGCACATCCACCACATCATCATCCAATACATCATGATTGTCTGCATCATCCATCATGTTAGTGCTGCCAGTGATCTCTGCCAGTAAAGAGTCTGCATCGTCCACCTCAACATCGGTTGCACCCTGACTAGATATCGCCAGTCGAATAGAGTTGAGTAACTTATCCTTCATTTCCTTTGAGTTCGTGATCTTCACAATCTCTCTGCGTTCCGTGAATAGAGCCACCTCAGTGATCTTGCCCAGTAGTTCCAATGCTTTGAGTTGTTGGGCAGGTGGGACATCGGGATCGAGAGCCTTCTCAGTGATCTTATGGATTGCAAGTGCCCTTAAAGAAGCAGGCGTAATATACTGATTCGCTTCCAAAGCCAGTGTAATCGCTTCCACTTGTAGGGCTATCGCTGGGTTCTTCATTAGCTTCTGTCCTTCAATAGACTGCGTTTGGGGTTTGCCCTTGCTCTTATAAGCCTTGCGGTAAGCCCCTGCCTTTGTCTCACCCATCGCTATTTCCTTGGCAAAAGCCCGTTGTTTACTGGTTAGCTTGGTAGTCTTTGCCCCTGTTGCCCCTAATAGAATGGTCTGAATAGGCATAGCTTCTAAGCCTGCTTCTATTTCCTTCCTTGTGAGTCTTTTCATAGGTATATCCTGATAATCGGTGTACCCGTATATTCTATGCCAATAAGGACAATTGTGCCAATACTATCTGCTCTTACTCTCTCCTATAGTCTTATCTCTCTCTAGAGCCGTAGTTACTGGGCTGTTGTGCTTCGCACCTTTCCCGCTTTTTGGCTGACAATCGCCCGATTTATGCGAGCCACAAAGCCGTGCTTTGTATTTTTGTGAGCCTTGATGCACAAGTAATGCTCTCTCGCATCTGGAATATCACCCTGAGAGCCTTATTCTATAAGGGATAAAAATATTTTAAAAAAATGCTTGACAGTCAATTAAATTATGCTTGACAATGAAATTGTCACTCACCTGATGACTTATAAATTAACCACCTGCTAGGAGTTTACTAATGAATCTACTACCTTCTCTAGTATCACCGATGGACATCCATCAATGCATCAAGCATTGTGGGGTTCGCTACACTTTTTGGAGACTGACTGAGTGCGATAACTGCTCGGTTGGTCGTGCTATCTACCTAATCCTACTATCTATTTAAGGGGAATCACATGGCTAACTGGAAACAAACCCTTGATATTACTGACCTGATGGATAGTTTTGAGCAGACCGAGGATGCTCTTACCTTCGCTAAAAAGGCATCCATCCGCATTGAATTGTTTATTGAATCACACCAGTCTTGGGCTGACCGCCTTGGCATTACTGATGACCTAGAGCAGATCGCTGAAAGCCTGTCATACGCTGACGATACTGTCGAAGTGGATTACATCTTGGCTGACCTGTATGACCTAGCCGACAATGCCCGTATTTGGGTTAAGACTTTTTAAGGGGACTGATTATGTTTATGACTGACGATGAAATCAACGATTACTACGATTCACATCCTGATCTTACGCTTGCCCAGTTAAGCCGTATGACTGGCAAATCAGTGGAGCAATTAAAACGCATCTTGATGCCTGAGTATTACCAGTCAAACTGATGATGGGCTAGGCTAATGCCCGAAACCATGATCCGAAGTTAGGATAGCCTTGTTCGAAAAGGTTTTTATGTATCAGTCGAAAAAATACATAAACATGGTCTTTGACAAACTGCTAGGAGTTGACATGAAAGTTATGAAAATTGTTAGATCAGAAGTGATCGTGCCTAAAGGAAGTTATGTAATTGGTGATCCCTGCTATGCCGTGCCCGATGATGACTGGTTTCCTTTGTTGAAATCATGCAATTACTTTGAAGATCCTGTTGGGACTATCAAAGATGAAACTCGGCATTTTTCAGTCTTGGGATTTAGCACTAAGTGGGGCGATGGCTCTTATCGTGGTTCAGATGGGAATGTTTACCCAGTTGATGCAGGATTGATCGGGTTAGTTCCAGTTGAGATGGTGGAAAACCTTTCAGATCACCAAGTTGTGCATTTTTCTAAAGATACCCTGTGCGTTAATGACGGATCGGGCAATCTGAGATTCGGTCATATCACTATTGATACAGACCCAGTAGAGGAGGAGGAAGATGATGAATAAGCACATTCAAGAAATTGTTAGCCAAATGACATCCGAACAGGTAAACGAGGTTGGGATAAGGCTATTGACTGAGATGTTGCAAAAAGCCGAGATGGATTTATCAATGTGGAAATCAATGGTGAAAACCACAGAAAACCATATTGCCACCATCAATGATGTTATTGGATTATTTAAAGGTAAAACATTATGAAAACTATTGATCTAAGCCAGTTCTACGGGACTGAGCAATACCATAAGACTTTCGTATTCAGCCCAAATCTAAAGCATACGGATGGGGTGCAATACTTTGCGGAACAGGCAGAAGCATTTTGGTTCTTGGACATTGTTGCTACCGAGATTTATCCATTTAGCGACAAATACCCTTTCATGACTATCTTCCTGACTGTGAAAGATGGTAAGGGAGAGATCATTGTGCAGGATGGGGATATCAGCCGACTGTATCAAAGACTAATTGAATTCACGGACTGCCCTGATGGGGTTTACGAGTTCTTCCTGACTGACGATGTGCTAATGCTTTGCTCGGAGTATTGATTATGACTACCTACTTTATCGGGAAAGAAACATTTAACTGCCCTTTGATTATGGAGGGCAGTTGGGGGGAAAGGGATATCGGGACACACGAATCCACAATGGAGTTGTATTTCAATGATGATGCTACTGGCTTTATTGAGTGGGACATCGAGGATGTGGGGTTTGAGCATATTGGGCTTTGGTTCAGCATTGACCAGTTTGGCATCCGTTGCCTGTCGGACTATGACGGAGTGATGTGCCTGTCGGATAAGGCAATTGCTCTGCTCCGCAAATACGATGTAATCGTGCCACCTGACTTTGAATAGGGAGATTCTAATGTTTAATAAATACGAATGGGTGTTTAACGCTTTACTGGTTATCGGGATTGCCTACACCGCTTATGTAGTGGGCTACGCAGTTTATTTACTTTCACTGGGGGAATGAAATGCCAAAATTACAAATTAAAGCCTACGAAGTTCTCATCAAATCTGAATGGTATGACGAAGGTGCTTATGTTCTGATAGGGGTAGAGGAAGATGGGCATCCTGAATACGCTTCTTGGGAGTCTTGGGTAGATGAGAAGATTTATTTTTATGTATCTGCCGAAGAAATGGCAAATCTCAAAGTTGGTGATGTATTGAACGATGGCGAGGATTTCACAATCTTAGAGATTGATCCTGAACCTACTATTTACGAAGTTGATTATGAGTTGGAGGAAGCATGAAAGATACTAAGGACTGGGACAAATACTGGTTGGACGAAGCAAAAAAACTATTGCTTAATAAACGGATTGTGAATGTTCGCTACCTAACGCAGGAAGAAGCAGATGACATGGGATGGGATGATAGGTCTATTGCTTTTCAGACTCAGGATGGGGTATGGTTTTTCCCCAGTCGTGATGACGAGGGCAATGGTGGAGGTGCATTGTTTACTTCAGATGATAAGCAGGGTTGTTTGCCTGTAATGCGATAAGTGCAGTAATCCTCATGCCCTACGGGGCATAGGGATTGCCATTTTGGTAATCATTAACCTGCTAGGAGATTTAAATGATTAAGAATGTTATTGCTAAGTGTATTGACCGCAACAGTCCTGATGATTATGTAGAGCATAGGGTTGAATGGGATGTTATAGAGAATGGTTCTGCTGAACATAAATTTCAGTTTGTATCCGCTACCGATCCATTAGATGCCATCAAATCTGTATTTGGCACTATTTACCCACAATAAGGAGACTGACATGGGATTAGATATGTATTTAAGTGCTAAACGCTACCTTTGGAATGACAAAGACAAAGCAATATCGGAGCAAGTAGGCGAGATTATTGGGGTTGAAGGGGATCATCAAAAACGATTCAATGGTTCTAGCTTGGTCGTGAAAGAGATATCTCTTGAAGCTATGTATTGGCGAAAAGCAAATGCCATTCACGGATGGTTTGTGGACAATGTTCAGGATGGTAATGACGATTGTAAAGAATACGAGGTCGAAAGAAACCAGTTAGAAAAACTGCGTGATCTTTGTTCCAAGATTCTGACACGGCACGAAGCCATGAAAACTATGTCAGATGAGCAAATAGAAGAAATGGATGACTTGGACGAAGATGAAGAATCTTTAGAGCCTACCGCAGGATTCTTCTTTGGTTCTACTGACAAGGACGAGTGGTATTACGAGGACTTGAAAAACACCGCTGAAGGTCTTAGCCGAGTCTTAGAAACGCTACCTGACGATTATTCATTTAGCTATCACGCTAGTTGGTAAGGGGATAAACATGAAATTTACTATACGCATAGCTGAAACGCAGTATTGGTATCACGATTTTGAGGTAAACGCTAAAAGCAGTGAGGAGGCATTACATATTGCTGAATCACGATTCTACGAAGGGCAAGAGTCTGAAGACAATGGTTTGCTTGATGCAATCGTGACTGGAACTGAAGTAAAGCTAGACAAAGAGTTTTTTAACCGCATTACTAACAATCTGCTAGGAGAAACAAATGCCTAATTGGTGCGATAACACGCTTAACCTGACACACAAAGACCCTAAGATGGTGGACAAAGCCATTGAAGGATGGAAGAACAATAAGTTCTTTGGAACACTTGTGCCTGAGCCTGACTACACACAAGTAAAGGTAAAGCCTACATTCCCTATGAACATGGCTACTGGGCAGGAAAAGCCTGAGTTTGTTGAGCCTGACCAAGCATGGTGGGACTGGCGATTGCAAAACTGGGGAACAAAGTGGGAGATAGTCTGTAGTGAAAGCTACTTTGACATCATTGAAAACGAAGATGGCAAGTCCATTAGATGTTTTTTTAACACGGCATGGAGTCCTCCTACTGACTTGTATGCGACCTTATGGGAGCAGGGCTACGAGATTAAAGCCCATTATTACGAGGGTGGGTGTGCCTTTTGTGGAACATGGGAAGACGGGGATGAAGACTTCTACAACATTGAGCCACCTGAAGGGGTGAAAACTAGCGTATGGGTTCGGGAGAACATTCCTGCTGAGTTGGATTCTGAGATGGGTATATCTGATTCTTATGAATCTTTCGAAGACGAAGAGGAGGAGGAAAATGCCTAAATACGAAATACAACACTACACACTTTGTGATGGATGGATCAATACTTGGTCTGATGGCGAGACTGGCGAGCCTACTGTATATGATTCTTTTGAAGATGCAATTAACGAATTAGATTCTTTCTTGGCAGATGAAGAAGAAGAATATGCCAATGGGAATATTGCAAGCCCTTATGAAAGAGAAGAATTTAAAATTGTGGAGGTGGTAAATGCCTAAATATGCCGTTTTAATTACTTGTCATGAGTATGTTGAGGTCGAGGGCGAAAACGCTAAAGATGCTGAATGGAAAGCATACGAAGCATTTAGGAATGGCGAGTTAGTCATTGATCCTGCCCTTGAGTTTGTATGTGAAGAAGCTGACTTAGTTGAGGAGGAAGAAAATGAGTTATGACTCAGATTTTGAAAATATTTACATGGTTCAGTTTGAATCAGGCAGAACCATTTATGTCAGTCAATTTACAGTTGAAGATGTAATTGAATACTGTTCTTCCGAGCATGAAGGCGAAATTATCAAATCAATCTACGCAGAGGTTTATGTAGGGGAGGAAGAAGATGCCTAAATATATTGGTTATTTAAAACATTCTGAGTATTTCAAAATTGAAGTTGAGGCAGATTCTTGGGGAGATGCACGAGACTTGATGTGGGAGCATGAGCCTAAT